TCAATTGTTGCTGTTTATTAATCGCCAACCACGAACATATGCTTCATAGGCATCTCTGTGCCTTACAGTTCCAGCCTGGCTAAACGGAATGTTAGCTAAAACTAAATCATTCTGAGCCATAGCGCGTCCTTCAAGCGCATCTTTTATGCCTAGCTCAAAAGCACAGGCAGCGCATTTGTGCCGACCTTCTTGTCCTTGATATTCAGGGAGAGACAGAAATGTTGGATTATAACGATGAGGGTTCTTGCAAATACCTGTTTTAGCCCGCACTTTATTTACCTCATAGGAAAAATATGCGTGCCTTTACAGAGGTGCGTGTAAGCAATAAAATATACGACGCACATTTTGATTTACTTCGGAAGGCACGCATATCAGGTTAAGTGAGTCCGACCGAGTTTTACGCCCCAATAGTTGCTGCTATTGGGGCGTTTTGCATGGACAATGCCGCGCAATTATCTTGTCGCTCACAATGCGAACGATCTTACAAAAAGGCACATTACTGTCAAGATAATTGATCGTTTTAATCGATAGATAATAGACAATCTATTTGTTTAACAGATCGATTATTGAAGTAAGTGTGCCAAATGGAATGATACTGTCTCTATAAACGTGAGCATTTTTCGCGCAGATGCTTTTACTCAGGAAATAACGCCCGGATATTCCCAGCCATCTGGCTGGTTATCTTAGCCACTGGTGCAGACTGTGCTTCAAACTTTTTTGAGCTGATTTGTGTCACAGGTAACATCTCATCATCAGCCCATGCGGCCAGTCGGTAAGCCTCTGCCGGATTCGTCTTCAGAAGTGCCAGCCCGGCCAGAAAAGCCACGCGTTGGCCGCTTTTGCGGGCTTCTGGTGTAAGGCTGTCCAGCCAGGCGCATGCTTCTCCTTCGTTCTTGACGGCGGCGGGCTTCAGATAGAAACTTATCCGTCTGGTTGGTGTCGTCATTGGTTTACTCCTTGTCCATTGCGTACAGCCCATTAACCAGAGCAAACTGTGGCACCCCGTCCGCGATGAAAGTCGCATTAACTCCGCAGGCTTCGCGGATAGCGGGTGCCACAATCTCCGCCCCGCCACCGACAACCATCACCCGCCCGTAACCCGAAAAAACCGCCAGCGCGCGGATCACGCGTTGTTTCAGTGTTTCTTCCTTTTCACGAATAACCGCCATCAGGCTGGCGTAATGCGCGTCATTGTGGATGTGCTGGCGCAGCCAGGCTTCATTATGGCGATGTTCGATAATGGTATTGGCGATGTGGTGACTGGTGCGCATACCGTTAGTGGCCATCACCGACAGTACGGCATCGGCCATAAGAGAAACGCCTACGTGTGGATCGCAAAACACCTGGCTGATACCTGCCAGTTGCCCCTGAACCTTTGCCACATCCAGCGTGGTTCCGCCCAAATCCACAATCAGCAGGGATTCAAACGGACTCATGTCAGCCAGTGCTTTAAAGCCAGCCGGAATGGATTCAGGCATAACCCGTACGTTACGGATAGTGAATGCTTCGCCGTTCTGGTACTCCACCGGGCGCATGACGTTCGCTTTTTTGCGGTTGATGTTGGCCATGTCCGGCTGTGCGTTTGTGTCGAAATATTCGCTCAGTGGCAGGGTAACAACCACATCCACTTCCTGTGGCGTGATGTCTGATTTGACCAGCGCGTGATGAATGGCAATGACATTCACATCGCTGTACTGGTATTGCGTGTCGGTCGTCTGGACAAAGCGATCGCTGACCGGATCAAAACCATAGCGCACGCCATCAAGCATGTAGTTAGCAGGCTGCGAGCCACCGAACGGCGCAGACCATTCCGACTTGAAGCTGTTCGGGCTGATGGCGTTGCGGCGTTCGCCGTTCTCAGTCCATGCCAGCTTGATGTTGGTGGAGCCGTCGTCGATGTAAATTTTCATGTCGGTTTTCCTTATGTTGATTAATTAATCGTTTACGGGATTCTGAAATCCCGTTTTTGCCTGTTTTGTGCGCGCTTCATATAGCGCTGCGCGTTTTTTGCTCATTTACGGGATTCGTGAGTCCCGTTTCTGTCTGTTTTTTGTTTCCACTGGTCAGGCCACCCCGCAGCAGGTCTGCTTTGCGGCTGGCGCGTTCAGTGGTTTCACTGATTCTCTGTGCGTGCTCTGCGTCGCGGATGGCGCGCAGCATGTCAGAAAGCACGGTAACGGGTGTTTTCATGGTGTTCTGGTCCTGCTGAAGTGTGGATGCCAGGCGTGCGGCGGCTTCAGGGTCTGATGCCCCCAGCTGTGCCAGATAGCTGGCGACCGGGTTATGGCGGATCTCCGTGCTGCTTACGCCATGATTACGGCTCAGACGCTGCCAGAGCTGCGTGATTCGGCTGTCCGGGCGGGTATCCGGTTTGCGTACAATTTCAAATCCCTGCGGTGCAATGATGCTGCCGTCAACGTACAGACTGCCGCCCCGTAACAGGTGCTGCATCTGTTGTTCACCGATATGCAGGCCGAGAGAATCAGCAGACTCCCGCCATTCTTTAGCGAGTAACTCGTGGTTATCAGGCAAAGGCCGCTGCTGTTTGCGGCTCTGTGTCCAGTTCTGCATTTCATCGCTGCTGTTTTTTGCCTGTTTGTCACGAAGCGAACGCATCAGCGCCCGGCGTTCGTGCCGTTTCAGTGAGCGCATCCATTCATTTACTTCAACGCCGTCAGGAAGCTGCGGCCACGGTGCTGGCCGTTCTTCCGGCTGTTCTGTCCCGTTGTTGCCTGTTTCCTGTACACGGGGACAGTTATTGCCACGAGTCCAAGGGGCGGCAGGGCCGCCCTGAAGGTCAAAACCATTTTCGCGGGCGCTGTCTTCCGCTTCCGGTTTACGTCTTACCAGCTTCCAGTTATCCGGATGTGTGCACACACGGGAAGACTCCCCGATGAGTGGTGACCAGATCCCGTAAATCTGTACGCTCTGTTCGCCGTAATCGTTCAGCTCATCTGCGAGGTCGTAGGCGGTGCGAATCAGGTAGTCTTGGCGTGGAACAAGTACGCCGCCCTGTTTCTCTATGTAGGAGGCAAAACACCCGGCATCAGCGGCAGCGAGCACTGCATCCATTGCGTCATCCTTCAGCCGTTGCGGGCCTTCCGGGTTGCGTGCCATCTGGCTGGCAAGGCGGCGCAGTTCACGCCACACCTGACGGGAGGGGATGCCAAAGAACTGGAACTGGCGGACCCGGTGAAGGCGCGCCCAGCCGATGGCGCGCTCCACGCTCTCGGCCATTGATTTTCCGGTTTCGTGGTCAACGCGTGGCTTGCCCGTTTTCGGGTCGATACCATCCACGGCGCGGCTGTCCAGGTTCTTTCCGATGTAGGTGGCGATGTAGCTGGTCGGTGTGCCTTTTGAGCCGTCGACGTACTCTGCCTTAAAGCGTGGGGTAATATCATCACCCAGCTCGTGACGATCTTCCTGAATGGCAATATCGCGGGTGTGGGACACAATGGTGTCGATTTCTTCCGGATGAGCAAAGACCATCATATGCCAGTGCACGGTGCCGTCATGGTGAGGCTCCACCGTGCGGATGCCATACCAGCGCAGGCCGTCGCGGTTCAGTTTCTTGCGGACCGCCGCAAAAAACGAGTTAACCAGGTAATCGCTGGAGTCGCGCATAGTGGCCCCGTTCCATTTGGGATTCGGATGACCGTTCTCCGTTGTTGCGTGGTATTTTGACGGGCAGGTGACAGTCAGAAACACCGCTCTGTCGCCACGGGCTTCGGCCAGAAGTTCCAGCCCCTTCATGGTGGCCATCATTTCTGCCTTACGGTGAACCGGGTTACTTACTCCCGCGTAATACACTGTCTCAAGATCAATCGTGAACCCGTCTTCGTTTTCCAGCATGAAACTTTTCAGGAAATCGCGTGTTTTCTCGCGCTGTGCGCGAAACTCGCTTAACGCATCCTGGCTCAGATAGGGCGATGTTTTTCTGGAAACCAGACAGGCGGCGCGGAGTTGTTCTTCTCTCCACTCGCAACGTAACAGCCACAGTTTGCGTTTCCACCATTCCGCACAGGTCAGGCGAAGGATTGCGCCCGGCAGCAGCTCCGTGTCTGGTTCGTTCCTCCGGCCTTTGTCTGTTGTCAGTGCGTCATAATGCGGAGGCATGGCGTGCAGGTGTAACGCCATGCGGGCCAGCATCTGATACGCCTTCAGCGTTACATCCATGGTCAGCTCGCCATCAGTCGCACCAAAGCCATCGCAGAGTTTTTCGAAGGTGCTGCTGAACATCGCCGCCGTCATGGTGGCCAGCGTCTGTATCTGGTGTTTGTTGAGCTGCGGCAGGTAAAGCAAATCGTCCAGGCGTTCGCGTCCGGCAAGGGAGCGATAACCCGGTGTCAGCCAGTGTCCGTCAGTGCGATCCAGACGTTCGAATATTTTGCGCAGGGTTCCGCGTGCATAGCGTTCTGCCTGCCAGCTCTTTTTGCCTTTCCGGCGATCGACTTCCTGTTTTTTGCGCAGGAAGGAGAGGTGGCGAATAAGCGGATCGCGCAGATAGGACGGCAGCAGGCGCAGCGAGGCCATGGCTTCATCCACCGCGCCGCGTGCCTGTCTTCTGGCGTCTCCTGCCAGCGTGATGGTTTTGTCCTGTTTTTCCTGTGCGTCCAGGCTTTTATTAATCAGGTTGCCCAGTGGCGTGGCAGAGAACGCCGCATCAGCCTTTTCCTGTCGGCGCTCGTTCTCTGCCTGGTAGGCATCCAGCCAGGAGGAAAGCGCGGATTCAGGTGCGGGGATCCCCGTTCCTTCACGCCCCACTGCGTGGCGCGGTTGTTGCCAGTCCCTGATGTACTCTGTCGTCATACTGATTTACTGCGTCATACCGTTCAGGGTGTCACGGCAAACGGCAGCCAGCCGCTGAATTTCCAGCACGGTGTCTTCTGTGTCGGCATAGCGATGTGTGATGCGGATGCTGTCGGCAATCACATCGACGATTGCAGAGGATGGGCGCTGGTAAATGCCAATAACGGACGGAGTGCCACCTTCAATGCGGTAAAGCCTGTAATTTCCCTCGTGGCTGTCAATCATGTAGCGACCATCAATAACAATCTTTCCGTCAGCGAGCTGCGGTACAGGCAGGGATTTCAGGTACATGTCATAACGTTCACGCACGCGAACGGCAAGATCACGCTCTGTGTTGAGCAGGTATTCAAGAAAGTCGTTGGCGAGAATCATTGCGGCAATCCTCTTGTTACAGATGTGCGAAGGCCTCCTGCCGCAAGGTGCAGGAAAGGCCCGGAACAGGAATTAATGGAGTTTGTTTTGCTGCTGGATGAGCTGCTGAAGCTCGCGCAGATCATCCGCCAGATAACTGAAAACAGCGGATGAGTAGAGGTTTGAAAGTTCGCAGCTACGCTCATGCAGCATATTGATGTGCATGATTTTAGCGACGCGGAATGCGCGGGAAAGTCTGCGGTTGATTTCAGTCTGGATGTGACGACGCTCCGCGATAGCGCGGTGCTGTTTGCGGTTTGCCATGGTGTGGCCTCTTTGGTTGTAAGTTTTGAAAACTCACCATCCAGAGCTGCGAAACTGTGGGTGGCGAGACGTACGGGGTTCGCAGTACCGGCAACCAAAGAACCCGGCCCGACCGAAGTCGGCCCCGTACGCCCCGCCATAATTCTGACGCGAAAAAAACGTGGCAATACAGTACGCACAAAAAAACCGCTGGCGCGGTTGTGCGCTTTGGTTGTCAGCAGGCTGCGAAACCCGGCACCCGTTTTATGAGGTGCAGCGAAAATGTAACCTGACTGATTGCGGCATGGCAAGCGGTTTTTTTGTGAGAACGGCATACTAAAAAATCCTGATACTGCTCCGGCCAGCGGTTTGCACTGGCCGGGTGTCATTACTTCACGGGAACGAACGGAACAGCGGTGTTACTGGTCATGTATTGCGGCAGCGTGCCGTTCCATTTGTTGATTGCTTCCAGCTCCATAACGCCGGGATTCTGGCGCAGAGCTTCGCCGCGTAAACGAATGGCGTCGGCTTCAGCCTGGGCTTTTGTGCGAATGGCATCGGCCTGTCCGGCAGCTTCTGCGCGCAACATGTTGGCTTCTGCTTCGCGCTGCTTGACTTCCTGTTCGCGTTGCAGGGTTTTCTGGTTTGCCGTGACTTTGGCGTTAATGCTGTCGATAACGGTTGGCGGATATTCCGGTTTACCGACATAAGAGAGGCTCATGACCTGAATACCGATGGGGGTCATCTCTTCCTGAATATCTTTAAGTGCTGAATCCAGCAGTTCAGACTTACCACCGTCGATAAACTTATCGGTGGTCATTTTGCTGGCCAGTCGGTTGAGTGCATCGGCGATCTTCTGGCGCAGGTCAGTGTCGGTAATGTCGTCCACGCCTTTGCGGTAGGTCTGAAACACCGTGGTAACTTTGGATGGATCAACTTTGTAGGCCACGCCGATGTGATAGCCGATGGTTGTGCCGTCACTCATCTGGAAGTTGAACGGCTCATCGTAACTCTTCATTTGTTTGAAGGTCGGGAAGATGTAAACCTCTGTATTCCAGCCTGTCCAGTAGCGGCCAACGCCAACCACTTCACCGACGCCTTTGTCGTCGCCCAGTTTGTTGACTTTGATGCCCACATTACCTGGCTCAACGCGATCGCAACCAACCAGCAGGATGGCGGCAAAAAGCGGGAGAATCTGAAAGAGTCTGAATTTCTTCATTGTTTGATTTCCTTGATGTACTTACTGAAAAGGCGAACAACGCCTGCCGGGTACAGCATGGCAATGAAAATTCCCAGCAATACCAGGAAGGAGCTGTCTGATGAAATCATTCGGGGGAGTAGTCCTGCATACAGAATGAGAGAGACGAGGACGCATACCAGCGCCCACATGTATGCGCGAAACCAGGTCTTTTTGTTCATATCGCGGTCCTTTACTGGTTAAGGAAAAAATCGAAAACGTTGTCGATGCGTTGCAGCAGCTCCTGCTGCATTGCTTCCGGCGTTTCTGATTCACCTGGTGACTCCAGCGTCGCGCAAAAATCCTTGATTTCATGATGGAGCGTCAGACGAATGGCAGGAGCCATGGTTCTGGCGTGCTCCAGCTCATCCAGCAGTGCCAGCACGGCAGATGGCGAGAGCATTGCGCGAAACGCCAGTAATTTTTGATGCGTTGCCATTCGTTGCAGGTCAGTCGCCAGTTCGCGTAATTCCTGGTGGTTGATGGCGCTCATGCTCTGGCTTCCTTCAGTAGCAGGTTAAACATGTGAGTAAGTGGATTGCTACACCCGAACGGCATCGGGTTTACGTGGTAAGAAGCCTGGCCTCCTGCTTTGCGAGCGCGACCACCTGTGCTGCGGTTTGTTCTGATGACTAAGCCGCCGCGCCAGAGTCGGCGTAACTCAGCATTGATGGCTGTGGTTGGGGTATTCAGTGCTGCGGCGATTTCTCCGCCGCTACAACCCGGATGGGTAGCGATGTAGTCCAGAATGGTCATCTGCGTGACTCCTGTACCTGTCGGATAAGGTTCACCCGCACCACATTCGTGGCGCAGAAGTAAGTGCCGTCAGTGAGATAGATGTGATGTGCATCCTTTTCCGAACGATGTTTGTCGATAGTGGTAATCAGTCGTTCGTCGACCTCGTATTCGCGGTCTCTGGAGGTGAAGCGAACGACAGGAAAATGCTTAATTGCCATTACACCCTCTTGGCTTTATGTCTGTATTTGAGCTTTTCTATTTCTTCTTTTTGTTCTTTTAATGTTCTTATGGCTGTGAAAACATTAAAGCCCATAAAATGTGCTCTGTTCGCTAATGTAATACTGGCACCTTTGTTAGCTATATCATCTTCAATATCAGTGAAATACTGACTGATTTCTTTTAGTGCGGCGCAAAGCTTTGCGAGATCTCGCCCCCTGTCAAAATATGCATCCTTCAGTATTTTTTGATTTGTCCTGAGCATGCTAACCTCGTGTTTATATATATGGATACCTCCGCGAGTGCGGATTGTTTTCATGTTTTCTTATTTAATCGTGTGTTTTATTTGTGCTGTTATTCTTCAGTGAAAAAACGCTCAATCTTTTTTACTGAATGAATAATTCGCATAATCCCAATAGCGCAGGCCACCGAAATAATCAGAACAAGCCATGAGATAAATATACTCATGCGATATTCCCCAGCTTATACGGTTCAATATGTTCCCCGCATTCTGCGGCACAGATCAGCTCGGAAAGTTCGTTAAGTGCATCCAGATCATCAGCGTAAAAAGCCACGTCATACAGACTTCGGATTGCTCTGGTCAATGAGTCACGGGCCGCACGTTCAGCATGAGCGCCTGATGCACTTAAGCGAAAATAAAAACGCTCAAGTGCTTTGTTAATGAGAGTTTTATATTCTTTGCCCATCACAACGCCCTTTAATCTGCTTTCTGTATTTCAGCTTCTGAATCCATACAAATAATTTCGATATAGGGTTCATCGCCATTAACCTGGCGTGCCTTTTCAGCTTCGCTAATGATTTCTCGTACGGTCTGGTACGGAAGTTCCACAAGCAGCCGTGTGCCGTTCAGATAAATGTAAGTGGCTTCAGCGGCTCCGTTTTTACCCGCCGGAGTCACTCCATCAATAGCGGATACGCGTAATAACAGTTCACCGCGAAAATCAATAAAACGGATAAATACACCTTGTGCATGCTCTTTGGTCATAAAGCACCTGTTATAAATCAGCCTGTTTAATAAAACTTTGCCCACGAAGCAGACGATCAACCGTGCGAAGTGCTTCGTATAATGTGAAATCCTGTCCGAACTGATTGTCGCCGCTGCTTAGTGCAAAAATGCGGTTTCCGGTAAACGGATTGCGTGGGCATTTGTGGACTACGATTCCAGCTTTCTCAATCAGCCAGGCATGCTCGCCGATTTGTTTTGCTGGGTAGCCATCCGGTGTTGCGTGTGTATCACTCAGGCTGTAGCGGATGTTGCTGCGTGATGCACTGGTAGCGAAACGGTTGGCGTGGCGTTCAGCACCATTACGAAAGCGTGAATTACGTTGCTGTTTCATATCAAAACTCCCTGCATCTCATGCAGCAAAATTAAGAAAGCCTAATCCCAAATCTTCCGCCAGCTTCTTGGCTTTATTAAGCCAGTGATTGCGCCAATCTTTACGCTCAGGAGGAAGTTGTTTCGTTGCGTCATAGACCATTTCGAGCCACTCGTTCCATAGGATGAGAAGGCGGCGTGAACTTCCTTCCTCGCCTAAAACTTCACGCTCAGTGGCCAGAGGGATGAGCCGACGTTCCACCAACTTTCTTACGGCTGATTCGGTCTTGCCCGTGCGGCGGGCAAATTCATCGACGGTGATGGGGTCTGGGATCTTAAACAATGCCCTCAATAGTTCTTCATTCATGTGATAATCTCCCTGTTTGGGGTATAGGTGAGATATTTACCCCATAGTTCAACTCATTGTTTGCATAATGCACTACATATTTGGAGAATGCAATATGATTTTGGAGATTGGTGAAAAACTAAAACTAATGCGTGAAAGTGAGCGCATTACAAGTCGCAATGAGGCTGCGGAGTTAATAGGTATTCCGCATAACGCGCTATGGCGTTATGAGACTGGCGAATCCATACCCAAAGGGGATGTAATGATGAAAATCTTAAATTGCCCGCGGTTCGAAAAATATGCCTTGTGGTTTATGACTGGAAAAATTGCGCCTGAATCCGGGCAGGTAGCTCCGGCTCTCGCACACTATGGGCAAGAGCCAACGGACTTACCCCCATCCGAAAGGAAAATTGGTTAACCCTTTATTATTCTTACGTTTTACAAACTGGGAATGTCTTTCCTCGTTTCACCGGAGGGCTTGCCAATGGCAATTAAGGCACTCGATGGTGGACGGTATAAAGTGGATGTTAGACCGCGTGGCCGAAGTGGACGTCGGATTCAGCGGATTTTTAAGAAAAAGGCAGATGCAGTGGCCTTTGAGCGCTATGTTCTCAGCCACATGCACGATAAGGAATGGCTTGAAAAGCCAACAGAGCAACGTCATCTCTCAGATCTGCTTCCATTATGGTGGGAATTGGGTGGACGCAATAAGCCATATGCTAACGGCGTTCTAACCAGATTGAAAAAAATCATCAAAGAAATGAATGATCCAAGGGTTAGCCAGATTAATGCTCGTTTCATGGCAGCTTATCGAAGCTCCCGTTTATCCTTAGGAGTAAAAGAATCTACTGTTCGGCGTGATGAGTCGGATCTCGGAGGAATGTTTACACTCCTGGCAAATGCCGGGGAATTTCACGGAGAAAATCCACTCCGCGCCCTCCCCTCTTTGAAACGAAAATCACCCGAAATGACGTACCTCACCACGGAAGAAATCGCCAAATTGCTGGATGCAGTAAGCGGTGATGCCCGGCGGATTACGCTACTTTGTCTCAGTACTGGGGCGAGATGGGGAGAAGCGAAAAATCTGCGCGCGGAACACATCATCAATAATCGCGTGACGTTTAACAAAACTAAAAACGGAAAAGTTCGAATTATTCCTGTCTCTGATGAGGTTGTTAGTGAGATCAAAACAAAGAAATCCGGCCTTTTGTTTGACGTCAATTATGAGGAATATCGCAAGGTGCTTCGCAGTGTTAAGCCAGACCTACCAAAGGGACAGGCTGTACATGTTCTACGCCATACCTTTGCAGCTCACTTTATGATTAATGGAGGAAATATACTTACGCTCCAGCGAATTATGGGGCACGCCACGATTCAGCAAACTATGACCTATGCGCACCTCGCTCCTGATTTCCTCCAGGATGCAATTTCACTTAATCCGTTAAAAGGAGGCATCCACATTTCATCCACATAA